TCCGATGCTTGCGCGGGGTCCGATGCTTGCGTCGTATCCGATGCTTGCGCGGGGTCCGATGCTTGCGCCGTCTCCGATGCTTGCGTCGTATCCGATGCTTGCGCGGGGTCCGATGCTTGCGCCGTCTCCGATGCTTGCGCCGCCTCCGATGATTGCGCGGGGTCCGATTTCTACGGAAGCGGAAAGCGTTAGCCCTTTGGCTACTTTGGCGGTCAGCGCAACAATCGCGCCTTGGCTACCATCAGGGTTAACGTGGCGGCGCGCTTCGGCATCAAGCCAACCAAAGAATTTATGTGTGAATGTTATTTCAGCCATCTGCGGAATCCTTTATGAATGGGAAACTTATCATCTCGACAAGATGTGGGGGGGGAATGTCGGTATGACCTTGATATGCATGGGCGTCAGCCTGTCTAGCGTTTCTGGCGCGGCTGACTGATTCATCGGCCCTCAAGAGCCTCGCGGCATAGGGGCTGACGTGAATTGAGTAGACAAAGTGACCGTTATCCCTCGCCATCCCTACATGCGCGGCCAGCTGGTTTAGGCTATAGGACATCGGCCTAAACCGAGTAGTCGATGCGGATGTGGTCGATTGTCCCGAGCGCGATAGCGGTCACGACTTTCTTCGCTGCTGCTGGCGTCAGCTTGGCCTCTGATACCAGGGCATCTGCGGCAGCTGTGTTGATTTGCCGACGATGCTCAATGTCTTGGGACTTTCGTTCAGCCTCTGCTGCAGCCTCGGCTTCCTTGCGGCGCTGATGCTCTGCCATCTCCTCCCGCTCTTTGCGCTGGGCCTCCGCTTCCTGCTGCGCCTCCCGCACCTTCCGTTCTGCTTCGATCTTCGCGGCATCGGCTTCCTCGCGAGCAGCCCGGATCTTGTCATCTGCCTCGCGCTGCTTCGCTTCTGCCTCTTTGCGAGAGTCTTCGGCCTGGGCCTGTAGCGCTCGGGTCGCGGCCTCGGCTTCTTCTCGCGCTTTTACGGCTTCGCGATGCTCGGCGGCGATCCGCTCTTTCTCTATCGCCTCCTCTTTCTCGCGCTCCCGGTTTTTTAGAATCTGGCTTTGCAGGCGAGACAGGTGAATGGTGATCGCCTCGACGTCCTGGCGGGCGGCATCGACTTTGTCGCCGTACAGCGCCTCGCTGATATTTTGATTGGTATCCGCCAGGGTCTTCTGCGCTTCAAGCACTTCATCCAAGTCATCCGTGACAATCCCGAGCGCAGCAATGTCTTTAAGGCGCTGGTCAATCTCGTCCTGACGCTTCTGCTCGGCCTCTTCGTATTCAGAGAGAGGCCTGCGGATGCTGTCTCGCAGTTCTGCTAGGTCATCTGCCACCTTGCGACGGACGGCGTCCACCTGCTTCGGCAAGAGCTTTAGTGCTGCGGCGCGAGATTTGCCTGCGCGCTCAATCGACGCTCGGATGTTGGCGATACGGGCAGCGCGGGCGGCTGTCTCTACGCGGCCCTCTTTCGTCGTGATGTCGGGCGCAGCACCACTGGCGGCTTTTGTCAGAGCATCAATCAAAGCCTGGACAGGGCCGTCTTCCGTGAAAAAGGTCTCGACGTCGATGACGTTTATATCGAACACCGGCCCTTTCTCGTCTGTGGTAAAATCAAAGCGGCTGCTGTTGTCGCCTATGGTGGGGGTCTGTTCATTCATCGGTCATCTCCGTTTCATCTACGTTGTCGTTGAATTTATTTGATCGGTATGCGCGGTCGCAGTGGTCGCGGCAGTACGGGTGAGGGGTGAGGGCCGGGTCTCCGCAGTAATAGGCTTCTGGGGTAGATGGCTCTCCGTAAATCCACTGACACTGAGACCTCGGGGGCGCTGCCTCCATCGCGGGATAGTGCTTGCCCCGCTCCCTGGGCGCGGTAGGCATGGCAAACGGGTCGTACTTTTTGGCGGCTTTCGGCGTCGGGCGCTCGGGGCGCTGCGGTTGCTTGCGGGCGCGACTGCGTTTGCGCTCACCCCGCTTTGGCCCAGGGCGTTCAACTACGGGCTTTGGCGCGCGTTTCACGCCCATGCGGAAGACCATGCCCAGGACGCTGTTCTTCGTCCTGCCGAGCAATCGCCCGATCTCTGTCGCGCTTTGCTCACCAGCCGACCAGCGGGACCGGATCGTCTCTAGCTCGGCCTCACTCCACGGCTTCTGTTTAGTCTTCGCCATCAGTCCGTTTCCCACCAGAATATCTCACGCTTTACGGGCACCGGCGTGTCATCGACCGGCTCCCGTGGAAGCGCCGCCGCGTGTTTCACAAGGGCTGGCGGGACCAATTGCATTTCATGGCGGAAGTCTCGCACTTTCAACCCGGCCTCCTGAATGTCTGCTGACAGGCGCCCTCTCCGTGCAGCCAGAAGGGCCGCTCTCCTGGAGAGGTCATCATAATCGTCCTTATATTTCTCGACCTGATCAAGCGCCTGCGTTATTTTCAAACTGAGCATTTTATTTCCCCTTGAGCGCGTCGGCTTCTTCTGCCGACGTCTTCAATTCCTTGATGTTCTTGTCGAGGGTAGCGCGCTGCGCCAGGGTGACGTTGTCCAGGTGATAGCTGAGAGCGTCCGACCCCGCTGACGCGGCCTTGCGACCAGCCGCCAGAACGGCGCTGTCGTCCGGCCCTGCCGAGTCGTCGCTATCGTCGCTATCGTCGCTATCGTCGCCGGAGATTTCCTTTTCCAGATTGTCCAGCTTCGATCCCGACTTCTCCAGCTGCACCTGCGGCGCTGGTTCCGCATATTCAGCGTCAACGGTCACATCACCGAACCGGTCAACGTGTGCCGTCTGCCCCCGGTCGTTCGCGTCCTGCAGAGCCACGGCTCGCTGGACAGACATAGGCAGATATTTTGCAATCGCGCGGATAGCCGTCTTCTTGCCCATCTCAACAAAATGATCATGCCAGGGCGAGTTTATCGACGTGATGTTTCCCTCTTTGTCGCGCTTGGCATAACGCAAGGCCGATTTATACCCGTTCGATGCGTCACGGGTGGCCTCGACCTCCTCGACCGTCCGAACGTCCATGTGAGCCCCACCGCTCTTGAAGCGGGCGACCGCGTAGAAATGTGTGATATCGCCTCGATCTCCGCGAGCGGGCGTGTGTTCCAGGATCTCGTTCAGGCCGAAAGAAAACTTGAAGTGATCCTTCTCTCGGACTTCGTGCGCGGAGATATTCATAACGTCACCGCTATTCCGCGCCAGACTGATCAGTCCTTTATAGCCAACGACCAGCTGAACCTTATTCCCGTATGGGATCAGGTAGGCCTGCCCGAGGACGCCATCCGGCTCCAGGCCAAGCTGCGCGCAGGTCATGATCGCGGAGAAAAGGCTTGTCCGGTCGCAATCCAGGAGCTTGGGCGTGTTCCGCGCAGTGGTCATCGCGATCCGCAGGAGCCTGTCCACCGGCAGGTGCTGCGGCAGCACTTTGGAGAACTCTGGCGCCATCAACTCCAGCTGCCTGCGAACGCTTTCAATGGCGGGGACAGATTCGTCGCTTTTCGCTACATTGTTAGCCATAGTCATTATCCCTTTTTCTGGTTTACGCGAAAGCCACGGTACGGCTTCCGCTCATAGTTGACTGTTCCGCCCTTGACTTCGGCGGCTGAGATGCTGAAGACGCCAACGCCGATCTTGTCGAATGACCCGATCTTTGTGAGCATCTCCGCCTTGGCGGCGTCTTTCCGCTTTTTCCCCGCCTTCTCGGCGGCACCGGCGTCAACGTATTCGGCGCAAAGGTCGGCCAGCCGGTTATCGCTGGTCATATCTGCAAAGCCATTGCCTGACGCTGAGTGAAGTATCTTTAGGCTATCGAGGTCTTCTGAAAAGTTCGGGTCAGGTGCCGTCCCGGCCTTGACGCTGTCCCAGAATTTCTCAACGAGGCGGCGCATCTCTGCGATGATGGTCTCGCGCCGGTCATATTCGTAGATTTCGATGTGGTTCCCGCCGATCAGGCAGGACACAACGCCCCAGGAATATCCGGTCACGGCCATCTGCGCCTGAGCCTGTAGCAGAAACGACAACGGCGGTTCTTTGGTCCCGGCTTCGTCCCGGTCCCACCGATGATGGACAAGGCCATCGACGTTTTTGATCTCCATCACGCCTGGACCTTTCGGGTGGCCGATGATCTCATAGTCCAGTGTGCAGGCGAAACCTGGGGTCTGATCGTCCGTGATATAGTCATGGACCTTGCGAACATCCCAGCCCGTCTTGATGCGCGCGCCCTCGGCAATTGCAGGTTCCAGGATCGACCCCCAGAAGACGCGGTCATTGTCCGACAGATCTACATCCGGGAGCAGCCCCGCCTTCCTGTGCCACAGTTCAAACGGCGTCGTGTGTGGGCTGACGTTGAACAGCGCGGCGATCTCAGACCCGCCGACATTCTTCGCCCGTAGCTGATGCCAGTGGGCCTCATTCTCGATTGCAATTTTAGTCATCAGACATACTCCTTGTTGACGTATGGGTGGTCGATCCCCTCGGGGTTGGCGTCAAACGCGCCGAGGTCATGCAGCCCCATGATGATGTCTTCGCTCGTCTGGGTGAGGTTCGTCTGGGAAACTATGCCCCAGCGGCCTGTCTCCAGGGGTTTCGCGTAGATGGTAAATTTGCCAGTCCTGTCGTTCGGCCCCATCACGCGGGCGCTGAAATTGACAAACCCGAGCAGGGTCTTGTCAGCCTTGTAATGGCCCGGTGCAAAGACCGCTGTAGACATTTTGTAATCGGTGACAGGCATTAGGAATCCTCCCTTTCCGCTTTGGCGGCGAGAGCCGCGATCCGCGCCCTGCGGACCTGCGTGACAGCGTCCTCACCGAACGTCGCGTTTATCGTCTTCATGGTGTCGGTGCTGTTTGGCACCTCGCCACGGGCGGCGCGCTCGTTATAGCCCCGAGTGTAAAGCTCAAGGCGGCGGATGTTTGTGTAGCGATCCAGCGCGTCTTCGATTGGGGTGGTCGATTTGGTCATTCGATTTCTCCGTGTTGGTCTATGGACATATTACAGGGAATCATGCAGGGTGCAATAGGATTACGCAAAAAAAGGTAAAAAAATGTCACGAATTAGAATGATGCGCGCCGCGCTCGGCCTCTCGCAGCAAGAATTGGCTGACGCTCTCGGCGTGTCGCGGGAAACAATCTCCCTAGCAGAACGCAAGGGGGAGGGCGGGCGGAAGGTGCTCGCTCTGGCGGCGGAATGCTTGGTGCATCGCTCCCGCGCGGCATACCGGTGCAGGCCGCTCCGAGGTCAGGATGCGGCGGATGGATGACCACATGAACGGGCTGGACGGAGATCCTGGCCCTGGGGTCATCGCGCCGGACACTCTCTCTGACCTGAATGTCGAGATAGCGCTGGTGGCGGGCATGATGCATTCGGCGGCAAATATTGACGCGGTGTCGTGGCTGCCAGACGAAGCCTGGACAGATCCGATCTGCGCCACGGCGGCGGCGGCGGCGATTAGAATGCGCGCGGGCGGCAAGTCCGTAACGACGGCGCTGATCGCTCGGCACATTGACAACATGCCGGAGGAGACCCGCCCCCAGAATCCGCAGAATTGGGTGCTGGAGGCCAAGGCAGGCCATCTAAGCGACATCGACGCTCGGGACTACGCGAACCTGCTGGATGACCTTCTGAAGCGGCGGCGGCTGCGGGATGTCCTCTCATCAACGCAGCAGAGCGTTTTGTCCGATGTCGAGCGTGACGCTGACGAGATCATGGCCGTCACGACGTCAGAGGTGGATCACGCGCTGGAAACCGGGAGGCCGGGGCAGTCTGGCGACGATCTGGCCGGGGCGGCATCGGGCATTTTAGACAGGCTCGAACGGGACGAGCAGCTTCCCGGCATCGCCACGGGCATAGAGACGCTGGATGCAGTGACGGGGCGACTGATATCAGGCCGTCTTTGGGTGGCGGCAGGCCGTCCAGGCATGGGTAAAACGGTGTTCGCGACGACCGTCGCCATGAACGCGGCTCGGCAGGGCAAGCGGGTGCTGTTTATCTCACGGGAGATGTCGGCGGATGACATCGCTACGCGGCTGATCGCGGGCGCTGCTGGCGTCTCCGCTGCCCGTATCCAGGACGGTGCGGTCAGCCTGGATGAGAAGGTCCGCATTGCAGGGATAGTCGAGGGCTGGGGGGGCATGCCGTTCGAGATTGACGATGGCGACGATTGCCGGGTCTTGGAGACGCTGGTGTCAAAGGTGCGGTCTCGCATGCGCCGCCGCCCTGTTGATCTGATCATCATCGACTATCTGCAGCTGATCGACAGCGAGTATGCGCGCCGGTCTGGCGGGAACAGCGTGGCCGAATTGACGGAGATCACGCGGGGGCTCAAAGCGCTGGCGCGAGCCTGCGAGGTGCCTATCCTCCTGTTGAGCCAGCTGAACCGGGGCGTTGAAAGCCGCGATGACAAGCGGCCCCAGCTTTCGGATCTGCGGGGCTCGGGCAGCATCGAGCAGGACGCGGACGGCATCGTGTTCCTCTATCGTCACGAATATTATTTGGAGCGGGCTGAACCTGCGGGGACGGGCGGAGACGCGCATGAGGCATGGCAGGCCGAGATGGATGAATGCAGGAACGTCGCGGATATCATCGTCGCCAAGCATCGGTTCGGCGTCGGCCAGTCAGTCAAGGTCGTGTTCGATGGCGCTGGCTCAGAATTTCGAGATAGGTGAAAATAATTTCATGGACCCCCTTGTGCTATGCTCAGTAATGATTATATCTAGGGTATCGAAACGGCGATGATCGCCACACAGGGAGACGACAGATGACGAAGACCATGAAGCTAACCGACCGCATGATCGCAGATGCCCGCGAAATCCGCGACGACCTAATGCGGATCGGCTACAGCTATCAGGACGCCACGCGCCTCGCAGAGCGGGAAGCCGAAGACGCTCACTACGCCCGCCAGGATGAGGCCGACCTCGCTGGCCTCGATTCCCTGACCTTCACGCCCGTCTCCGACTACGACGAAGACGGCCACTATATCGGTCAGATAGCCAACGAAAATGGTTGGACGCCCTGACGCTAACCGGCGACACACACCAACAGCCGGGGCTTCGGCCCCGGCACCTACCACACACAGGGAGACTGACAATGAACATGACATCAACCGCCATCGAACCGGGCAGCACAGTCCGCGTGGGCCGGAAGGCCTTCCACGTCGGCGCGTTCGGCACCCAGGTCAGCCGCGTTATCATCTTGCGCCAGGACGACGAGGAGGACAGCGCGATTGTCCACCGTGTCCGCCGCAACGGCGACTGGTCCGGCCTCACGCAGATCGTCCGCCTGTCGGCTATTGCGGATGTCCAGACGGTGACGGTCACGCCTGATGGCCTGATCCCAGAATTGGAGGAAGTCCAATGACTGCAGACGAATTTCGCTCCTGGCGGCGCACGTTAGGCATGACGAACCTGGGGATGGCCGATGCGCTCGGCGTTCCTGTGAACACGCTCAAGCGCTGGATGGTGAGCGGCACCCCGAAGCGATATGCCGGGATAATCCGGCTGGCGCTAGAGAGGCTAGAAACCCGAATGTTTGAGGGGGGCGTATAATGAAAAGCCTATCCCGCATCTGTTCAAATCTCTGCTACGCGGCCTCGGATGTTTGGTGCGGGTGGGCGATCATGTTCGCGCGGTGGGGCCGGTGAAGGATAAAGCCCCCGCCGAGATATGCCGGGGGTGTCCGCACCTCGGCAGATTCCCCTTCGCGCTCGGTGATGACCGGCCAAACAACGGCCTGCCCTACTGCTGCTATGCGAACTGGCCCCCAGGCCAAAGGCAGCCCAGGGACGGCGAGGCCGCATGCAAATTTAGGAGTGACGATGTTTAACTTCACCATTGTCGGCAAGCCTGGGGCAAAGCAGCGCCCGATATTTAGCTCGCTCACGCGAACGGCCCGGACGCCTAAGAAAACAGTGACGCTGGAAGCCGTGATCGCGATGGTCGCCCGTGGCGTCAGGCAGCGACGGCCAATGATCGAGGGGCCGGTCGAGGTGCTGGTCGTGGCGACGTTTGAACCAACGCCCAGCTGGCCAAAGAAACGCAAGGCGGCGGCGCTGGACGGCACAATCGGTCACTGCATGAAGCCCGACGCGGACAATATCGCAAAGGCGGTCACTGACGCCTGCAATGGAATCCTCTACGCTGATGATAGCCAGATCGTCGATATCCGATGCATCAAGCGCTATGGCGTCGAGGCAATGACGACCGTTTCGGTGCGGCCCGCCGATCTCGAAAAACTGAGGGACATAAACAATGACTAACGAAGAACAGTTACTATGGGCGGAAAGGCTTTTCTCGATAAGTGAGAGGGCGGCGGCGGATATGCTCCATGCGCTTGTCCCGCACACCGAAGATCCTGATGTGCATGACAATGCGGTAATAACATCGGTGCTGGTCATGAGCATTATTGAGATGGTTCGGATACACGCAGACGCCTGTCTGGCAGCGGAGGGCGGCGATGGGCTACCCAGAGGGGAGCGGGCGTCTCTTTTGGCTAGCCAGATCAAGGATGGCATAGAGTTTTTCATCAATGACATCCCCTTACCCTCATACACGGAGACGATGCAATGAGTGACGCCGGTGGAATTACAGCAGAGCAGCTAAAGGCCTACTTCGAGCGCATCGAGTGGCTGGAGGATGAAAAAGGCGTCATCGCTGCCAATATCAAAAATGTGTTCGCGGAAGCCAAAGCCAATGGCTTCGACGTCAAGGTCATGCGCGACGTGCTTCGGCTGCGTAAGATGGACTCTGATGACCGCGCAGAGCATGCGGCTATCCTCGACCTGTATATGAGCGCTGTCGGCATGGCCCCTGCCTCATAGCGTTGACCGCCTCGGCCTTCATGCGGAGGTCGGGGCGGATCTAGCCCGAGAGGTAAAGAATGGCGGGGAGCGTGGCTCGCTCGACCCGCCTGAGACACAACGCGACGGAGGATCACGGTATGCCTGACAATATAAATACACGAACGACATTTACTTATCAATGCTGGGGCTATGCCGCGTCCTAAAATTTAGGACAGGGTGTCCTGTTATTTAGCACAGGCCCGTGTTACAACATGGTCCATAATCAACAACGGAGACCGACCTATGCATGATTCATATCCGAATCCCCGCGAGATGGGGGAGATTAACCGGCGCCGCATCTGGAACTATTTTCACACGGACCCTTTCAGAACGATTGCGGAATGCGCGGGGGATCTGGGACTGCATGCAAATACCGTTCGCCGCCACACGCGGGACATAAAGCGCGGATGGAAGCCTGAGCAAGTGGAGGACGTTCAATGAGATCCGCTCCTCTCTGGTTCAAGTGGTTCCCCGCCGAGTTCAGAGACGCCACGCGCTCCATCGAGCCCCTGTCACGGCACTTCTATCGCTGCCTGATAGACATCGCCGCGATGGATCGAACGTGTGGCGTCCTGAACAATGAAAAGGCCATGCGCGCCGAACTGGGGACAACAGGACCGAATCGACACCAGTGGACGACGCACGTCTTGCCGATGCTGGATCAGTTCTGGGTACTCGGTGCTGATGACCATTGGCGGAATAAACGTCTCCTGGCGACACGCTTCGCAATGATTATTCAGGCCGCTGGAAGGGGGGCAAAACCACTCATTCCGAGGGAGCCAAAACGCACTGAAGATGTGCTGATTGAGCGCTGCAAAGCACTCGCCACTCAATTCCTGGTTGCTGGATGGGACGGCAAAGACGAGACCGTCATCGACGCCTATTTAAGCGCTACCGCTAACAAGCCGCGAACTAGCCGCGAACTAGCCGCGAACAAGCTGCAAACCAGCCGCGAACTAGGTGCCGAAAAAACCCTTATAAATCATGACCCACCCCCCGAATCATTCGATAATCATTCCCGACATAGAGATAGAGATAAAGATAAAAACAAACAAAAGGCTTCATCTGAGATCGATGAAGGTGTGTGGGAAGGTTTTGAAAAGTGGTGGCTCGCTAAACCCGAACGCTACCCAAAGGACACTGACAAGGCCGGGGCATTCAAGCGATATCAGCTCGCCATCAAGGCAGGCATGACCCACGATGACCTGATGAAAGCGATGCTTGACTACAAATCCTCGGTCAGCCATATTTCCGGCAACGAACGACGGGGCGTGAAGATGGCGACAACCCTGCTGAACTCGTTGAGGGAGAATTTCGTGCTTGAACAATCTGCACCAAAGCCAGCTCCGCCAACTGCCGAGCAATCTGCTGATGCCGAAGCCAGGGAATGGAAATCCCGCGTCGGTTCGTGGCGCATGGGCAACCGGTGGAAATCGGAATGGGGACCACCGCCTCTCGACCCGGCAACCGAATGCCCTCACGAAATCCTGCAGCATTTTGCCAAGGCTCCAATCACGACGCGGACAATCGGGGAGGTCCACCGACAGATCGTTGACCACGTCCAGCAAAAGAGCCTGCACTGATGCCGTCCCCGCATAGACGAGTAGACTAAACCACCGGCCTGACCAGCCGACGAAAAACGGAGAACTCAAATGCCTAAACCAGACTATGAATCCCGGATCTGGGACCAGCTGTTCATTGCCGCTTATGGGGCGAAACTAGGCCAGCCCGAATATGGGAAGGCCTATGGTTACGCCGCAGAACAAGCCGCCGTGGCCGCCAATGCAGCGCTTGAGGAGCGGCAGAGGCACGTCATGGGGTGGGCATCCCGGCCAAGCGCCAACAACCCCTTCATGGAAGCAGGGTCGCGTCCCGCGCCAGCTGTAAAGCCAGCGCTCTGTCCCGCATGCAACGGTAAGAAGGAGATCCTCGGAATAACCGGCTATCGCACCTGCGAGGCCTGCGACGGAACGGGAGTGTCCAGTGTTTGACGCCCAGGACGTTCCGGCAGACACAGCCGACGAGGCCATCCCGCTAGAGATGACCCTGCTTTCATTCTCGGCAGTCCTGAGCGAACAGTCGCTCTGCTATCAGGCCTATATCAAGGCGATGCATCACGGGAAATTCATACTGGTCGCTCATGCATATAACAGCGGCATGGGGAAGGTCACGGAAATCGACTTTGACCATCGCGCGGTGCGGAGTTTCGACCCTGATATCCCGGCAAGCAGGACGCGACGTCTGTCCGAAATTAAGAAACAGATGCTGCGCGAGTATGACCTAGCGACCTGGGCCGATGCCGAGGCCGAGAGGCTGATCTATGACGGGGAGACGGCGGATGACTGACATCAGATCACTGAGGCTGGCGCTTGAGAATAAGCTCAATCATCGGCACGACCTTATCAAGGATAACATGGCCCTGGCCCGTCGGGTAAGCCACGCTGAAGGCGAGTTGAGCGAAATTAACAGGATCGTGCAGAACCGAATGACTGGCGTGGCGCTTGACGACTGTGCTGACCACATCATCAAGGAAATCCTTAAGCATGGCACGCGGGCATCTCAGTTGGTCGCCCAGGAGTGCCGTGATAATGGAGATTATCTAGTCGGTATTAACGTCCCTTCGCTCCACATCCGCCACCGCATTCTTAGGGCAGAGATTGATCTGGAGATTCATCGTGATGCTATGGCGGCGCGGGACAGCGTGTTCGTTCCCATCAACACAAAGGACGACAAAGAAATTGCTCCGGTAACGCCGGGGCCACGAAACTAGAGCGGGCCTTTCAACAGCCGACGCCCGGCTGCAAGTGTACCTGCTGGCGCAGCCAGTTAAGCCGACCCGCTCGCCCTCTTTCTCCCTGGGGTCAGTTGATGGTAAGGACACAGGCGAAACTATAGAGGGGCCAACCTATGCCGCAGCCGACAGTTAAGGTGATCGTAGAGAACTCGGTGGCGACCGCCCTCGACGGCATCCGCGAGCGCTATGCATTCCATCGAGCGACTGGCTGGACACAAGGCGCATCGTTCGACAAGGCCTGGGACGATAACGGACTGGACGCTCCTAAAACGAGCCCGCAGACGTTTGAAAAAGACCCGCTGGTCATTCGCCGCATCTCCGAGATCAAGGCGACAGTCGCAGTAAAGACAGAACTCGATTACGAGTGGTTAGTCGGCGAGGCACTGAAGCAATACCGGAAGGTCGATTCGATGGATGGAGTGCAGTCCGTTCGGGCGGCGCAGGCGGGGCTAGACCAGTTGGCCAAGCTTATGGGCCTCGATGTCACAAAGATCGAACTTGCGGGGAAGGATGGAAAACCGCTAGTATCGTCTGATCCACTGGACGTCGTTAAGCGGATCGCGGAATTATTTCTGCAGCAGCGTGACCAGAAACCAACGAATAGCGAGGATTAGTGATGAGCGCAGTAGTTTCCCTCCACGGCAACCGTCTGGGCCTAGGCAGCCTCGGCAATCTCGAAACCCAGACCAGCGCCAGCGAGGGGATCGACCTGACGCCTCCCTGCGCGAACGCTACCATTTCTATCGGTGACGAGTCCGCTAACGTCCGCATCATCACGATCCAGCTTGAAGACGCCAACGGCGTTGCCCGAGCCGCGTCTGATATTGTGACGGTCTTCGTCTTTGCCGACGCAGGCGGTCTCGCCCTCGCCACTGGCGGGTCAACCGGCATCGCCATCTCGACGGACGGCGCAATTTTCGACACTGTCGTTGCCAAGAAAATCTTCACCATCAATTCAGAAGCCGATGGCGACATCGATCTGACATGGACAGATACCGGCACAGAAGCCGTGTATCTAGGCGTTCGATTGCCAGGGGGCCGCATGGTCATCTCTGACGTGATCCAGAACGCCGCTTAAAGAACCAGGAAGGCCGAGAGGAATATCCATATGGGTCAAGCTATCTCCGTGGCTAAATACCAGTTTGACATCAATGAAGCGGCGTTGGCTTGGTCAGCCTCTGTTGCTGATGCCGAACGATCTATGGATAAGATGATCGGTCTTCTTTGGGCTGGCGGCAGCGACGTTACTCTCCCTGTATCCGTCGCTGCCGCCGTTATTGCCGAACAAGAGAGGCGGGCCGAGAAGCTGAAGGCTAGGTCCGCTGCAGAACATAAGCTGCGTGAAGCCGCTAATAAGCCTGCCCAGCCTGCCCAGCCTGCCAAGCCTGCCAAGGCCGCCAAGGCCGCTAAGGCCAAATAAACATGCCGTCGAGCCCAGGCGTGGTCCAGCAAGCGCATCGCTGGTTAGAGGAAAACCCTGAGCGGGATGTCCCGAGGCGTGACCTGTACCAGACAACAACGCTGCAGGGGAATATCCGGTTCGGCATCATGGCCCGGTTCGCCAGCTATGCAAAACGGGTGATCGCGAATGAGCGAGACCAATCTTCTTGATCAACTCTTAGCCGATTATACGGCGCTGCCTGCCGCGCAACAGGCCGAGATCGCAGAGGCGGTCACATCTCTCACATCTCCGATATGGGTTCCGACGCCGGGGCCGCAACGCGAAGCTTTTTACAGCAGGGCGGATCTTCTGCTGTTCGGGGGCAGCGCAGGCGGCGGTAAATCGGATCTTCTTTGCGGACTCGCCACCACGGCTCACAAGCAATCTCTCCTGATGCGGCGACGACACAAAGCGCTGCAGGGAATGATCGACCGCATTAAGGCGCTCGTCGGTTCCGACCGCGTTAGAGAGGGTGGCCAGCCCCGCGCCATCACAGAGGATCGCCGGGTCATCGAGTTCGGCGCGGCCCAGTACATCGGTGATGAGGAGGATTATCAGGGACGCCCACGCGACCTGCTGGGGTTCGATGAGGCCGCGCACTGGGCCGAGATCCAGGTTCAAAACCTAATGGGCTGGGTGCGGACAGAAGACCCGAACCAGAGATACAGGACGGTCCTCGCCTCAAACCCGCCGCTAGACAGCACGGGTGACTGGCTGATCAAATGGTTCCGGCCCTGGCTAGACATCACGCACCCTGACCCTGCCGAGAGCGGCGAACTGCGATGGTTTATATCAGACGAGAATGGCGACGACGTAGAAATGCCGGGGCCGTCGCCCGTCGAACGAGACGGCAAGATCCTGCAGCCGAAGTCCAGGACGTTCATTCGATCAACACTGTCTGACAATCCATATTATGTTCGAACGGGATACGCTGCCACGCTCGACGCGATGCCAGAACCGCTGCGATCAGCAATGCGGGATGGCAATTTTATGGCGGCCAGGGTGGATGATGAATGGCAGGTCATCCCAACAGAATGGATCACTGAGGCGCAGAAGCGGTGGACCCGTCAGCCGCCTGACTACGCTCCGATGTGCGCCCTTGGGGTCGATGTGGCCCAGGGCGGGCAAGACAACACGGTCATCGCGGCGCGGCATGACGGCTGGTTCGCCCCGCTGATTAAGCGCCCAGGGTCCGAGACACCAACAGGCAAAGAGGTGGCGGGCATGATCATCGCTAACCGCCGCGACAACGCCACGGTCGTCATCGACGTCGGCGGGGGATACGGCGGCGGGACCATTGTCCACCTGGAACAGAACAACATCGACAGCGTGAGCTTCAATGGTGCGAATGCCGACACGGGCCGGACGAAAGACGGCAAGCTGAAATTTGCCAACCGCAGATCCTCCGCCATATGGAGGTTCCGAGAGGCTTTAGACCCGGATCAGCCTGGGGGCAGTAACATAGCCCTGCCAGATGATCCCATGTTGAGGGCCGATTTGACCGCCCCGCGCTACACTGTGACGTCAAGGGGAATACAGGTCGAAAGCAAAGTAGACATTAAAAAACGGATCAAGCGGTCAACGGACGACGGTGATGCAGTTATCATGTCATGGTCTGCTGGCGCTAGATGGGCTACCAATGAGAAGGGCTGGCGTCAAAATAGGGGCAACGCTACGCCAAAAGTGATAAGACATAGGGCTCACCAGAAGAGGAATTAACGATGGGTGGACTATTCGGCGCTCCAAAAACGCCCCCAATCCCCGATCCGCCAGAGATGCCGGATCCGGATGACGACGCAGCTGCGAAGGCGCGACGGCGAACCAGGGCGGCTGCCAGCCAGCGCTCCGGCGCGCAATCAACCCGGTCGAGTGACCGTGGTGGAAGCCTGGGGTCAACATCGGCAACGGCGCTGGGCGGCGGTGGCGGATATAGCAAAACGTCGCTAGGAGCCTGACATGGATGAAATGACCGTCTCAAAGCAGCAGCTTACGCAGATAGTGGGCCGCTCAAACAAATTGTTTGGGGGGCGGTCATCGCTGGTCTCGTATTGGCAGGACGTGGCAGAACATTGCTATGTCGAACGCGCCCATTTCAAAGGAACCGGGACGCTCGATCCGTCCGACTTCTCCGGGCATTTAACCAGCGGCGCGGGCATTCAGGCGCGGTCAGAGTTGGCCAACGCTGTCAGCGGCATGCTGCGGCCTCCTGGGCGTGTCTGGTTCCGCCCCAAAATGCGCGGGATCGACAGTGAGGATCTGGATCAAAAGATTGTCCTGCAGCTGGAACGCATTCGGACGATTATGCAAAACGCGATGTATGACCCTCTCAGCCGGTTCTCACGGGCGACCAAGCAGGCGGACAATGACTATGTTGCGTTCGGCAATGCGGTCATCGGCATCGAGATCAACAGAAAACGGTCAACCCTGCTGTATCGGAATCACCATCTGCGGGACTGCGCCTGGGCCGAAGGGGGCGATGGCGAGGTTGACGAGATATATATCAAGATTGAGCGGACGTGCGCGCAGTTGAAGGGCGAGCGGCGGCTGTCTTTGGCGCCTAATGTGCAGAGCCTAAGCGACCGCGAGATGCATCAAAAGATTAAATGCCTTTGGGTGGTCGTCCCGGCAGAGCAGGTCTGGGGCTACAAGCACGAAGGCAAGTTTGCTAGCCTCTATATCGACGCCGAGAATGAACATCTTATGGCGGCGGAGATGCGCGACTATTTCGGATATGTCGTCCCCCGATGGCAAACGGTATCCGACAGTCAGTATGGATATAGCCCGCCTACGGTGGCATCCCTGCCAGACGTCCGCAGCCTCCAGGCAATCATGCGCTCGCTAATGGAAGCTGGTGAGAAAGCCGCTGATCCTCCAATGGCCGCGCAACAGGACGTCGTTCGCGGCGACATTGACCTTACTAGCGGCGGGCTGACGTGGCTCGATGCTGAATATGATGAAAGCCTGGGCGCGGCTATCCGCCCGCTGGTCCAATCCGCGCGGGGGTTCCCGTTTGGCTGGCAGATCATGGAAGACGTCCGCGCTCAAGTGGCCGCTGCGTTTATGCTGAACAAGCTGACGCTGCCGGACGCGGGGCATGGTGACATGACGGCTTATGAGGTTGGCCAGCGCATCCAGGAATATGTGAGGTCCGCAACGCCTCTGTTCGAGCCAATCCAGGCGGATTACAACGCCAAACTTTGCGACGAAACGTTCAATGTGCTGACTGCGGCGGAGGCTATGCCAGCGCCAGAAACCCTGCCTGAAGAGATGACGGATACTGACATTGATTTCTCGTTTGAAAACCCGTTCACGGCGGCGGCGTCTCAGGAGGTCGCGGTCCAGTATGATGCCGTCACCGGCCTGCTGAGTCGCCAGATGCAACTGGACCCGATGGCAGTGGCCGAGCTTGATACGAATATCATGTTCCGTGCTGCCGTTCGCGGCCTTTCTGTCCCGGCTGACTGGCTGCGGAGTGAAGACGACGCGATGGAACAGCGGGCGGTCTTAGAGCAACAGGCGAAAGCGGCGCAGCAGATGGCCATGATGCGAGAGATGGCGGAGACAGCCCAGGCTGCAGGGGCGGGTATGTCGGCTATGGGTGATGGCGCTGCGGCTATGGGGCCGGAGGCTATGATGGGCGTGGAAGGGCAGCCAGATGCAGCCTGATCCATCTAAGCCGTGGATGCCGGTTTCACTATCGAAAACCGAACACATTGCGTTCCAGGCTGTATATGACGGGGAGGCTAACGCGGGGCAGCAGCGGCTGGTGATGGATATGATCATCAAGGCTTTCTGCCGCTATGACGACATTTCGTTCAGGCCGGAAAACCAATATGAGACGGCATTTGCGGAAGGTAAGCGCTTTGTCGGATCGCAGATCATCAAACGACTGAGCGTACACTCACAACTTCACGACGAAGAGGGACAATTACATGAACGACACTTTACCAAACGATGGAGAGATCAAGCCCGAAGCTGGTTCTCCTGGGGCAAGTGATACTCCGCCTGGGGCTGCAGGCAGTGGCGCAGACCCCGCGAGCCCGCCGTCAGCTTTAGACGGGGCCGCTCCACCCGCTCCACCCCCACCTTCAGATCCGCCTGCCGCGCAAGACAGAAATTGGCGTGAAGAGATGGCTGGCGGCGATCAGAAACTGCTGTCCAGGCTCGGTCGATACAAAGACCCGGCAGCACTGGCCAAGGCATGGCAAGAGGCAGACAGGAAGATCAACAGCGGGGAAGTGCGCCCGGTCCCGAAGGAAGGGGCGACAGATGAAGAGCGCGCTGCTTATCGTGAGGCGATGGGCGTACCTGCCGAGCCCACGGGATACGAGGTCGCTCTGTCTGGCGGGCTATCCATTGGCGAAGACGACCAGCCGCGCGTCCAGGCATTCCTGGAGGCCGCTCACGGTACTGATATGACGCCAGCGCAGGTCAACGGGGCTCTGGACTGGTATTATGCCGAGCAAGACAATGCGGCTGCCCAGCAGGCCGAGGCTGATCGCACGGCGGCTGAAGAGACAACGGTCGCGCTCCGTGAAAAGTATGGTGCCGATTATCTGGCGGTGAACAACAGCATCAAGGCGCTGCTGGGAAGCGCGGATGAAGCGACTTATATGAACCTGATGAATGCTCGGCTTGGCGACGGGTCTATGCTGGGCAACAACGTTGCCGTCCTCGATCTGTTAGCTGACGCAGCCCTCAAGGCCAATCCTATCGCCCGCTTGATCCCGAACGCGGACAGCAATCCAGCGCAATCTGTTGACGAAGAACTTGCGGAACTGAGAAAATTCATGCAAACAGATCGGGATGCGTACTTCAAAGACAGCGCCAAGCAGGAGCGTTATCGCTCCCTGATCGACGCTAAGTCCAAATTGGAGGCGCGTTAACAAGGCTAGAACGTCACCCCGCATAGCGGCGCGTGTCTAGCCTGCCTACCCGGCCAAACGCTATGGCGCTGGGTGGTATGGACGACAGGCGCTGCTTTGCTGCGGTCACCCCTAGTCTCCCTGTCCCCAGTTATCCCGAAGGCACTCGGCCACTGATTTCTTTAACCTCAGTGGGAGCGCACCAAAATGGTGACAGCAGCACAAATCCAATACCGGGATGAGTTCATCGCCGGTTTCGAGCAAGGCCAGAGCCTCCTTATGGACGCCTGTGTCAACGAAGCCCAGATCAAGGGCAATCAAGCAGTCTTTCTGGTGGCAGACAGCGGAAACGCAGAAGCCCAGACCCGTGGCGTAAATGGCCGCATCCCCTCTCGCAACGATAACCTCGCGCAGCCTACGGCAACGCTCGAAGAATGGCACGACAAGGCCACTCGCTCGGGTTTTGATCTGTTCGGCAGCCAAGGCGATGGTCGCAAGATCATGCAGGCCACGACGATGCAGGTCGTCAACCGGAAGGTGGATCAGATCGTCCTCGACGCGATGTCGGCGGCGACCCAAACCACGACCACTGCGACCACGGCCAGCGTCAATCTGGTCATGCGCGCCCGGACGATCTTGGGCAATAACGCTGTTCCGACGAACGACGGAATGATGAGCATGGTCGTGACGCCAGCGTTCATGGCCTACATCATCCAAGCACCTGAGTTCTCCAGCGGTGACTATGTGGACGCGAAGCCGTTCGCCGGGTCTCCCAAGGTGTTCAAGTGGTTCGGCATCACGTTCATCGAGCATCCTAATCTTGCTGGCGCGGGTACGTCGTCTTCGACGTGTTATCTGTGGCACAAGAACTCTATGGGCTGCGCGGTCGATACCGCAGGCATGGATGTGGACAGCGGCTATAACGGTGAAGATCAGTACAACTGGGCGCGGGTTTCCACGTTCATGGGTTCTAAACTGATCCAGAACACCGGCATCGTCAAAGTCCTTCACAACGACGCAGCCATGTCCGCTTAACAGCGGCCTGCCTGAACTAACAAGGAGCCATTATCATGGCATACGCTACGACTAACCCGCCTACCCAGCTGGTCCAAGGACTGGCTGGGGGCCCAGCCATCTGGCATTATTCGTCCGCTGATGTGGACAGTGATGTTGATGCGGCTGGATATTTCACGAACGGTGATGCTCTCGGCATGAATGTCGGGGACGTGGTTCACGTCTTCGATACTGCTGGGGTCATGACCTATATGTTCGTGAGCGCGGTCACAGCAGGCGGGGCCGCTACGGTCGCCGCAGGCACGGTGACGGTCTAAAGACTAGGCCGGTCAGGCGGGGCGGATGTCCCTCGGTCTCGCCTGACGCCTAATCTCTAGCTATACTGGTAAGGCCAACAGGGCATCACCATAAAAAGGGACCAGATTATGACTAAGCAGACAAACGACAAGGTGGAAGCGGCCCGACCTCTCCCGCCTTATGCATGGGCGCTCTTTGAGAGCAAAGTTCTCAGCATTCACATTGATGTTCCGGTCGGCGTGACCTGGGAACAGGTGATGCATCCCATGTATCTCACCCATGTCCAAAGCAAGCTGAAGGCTGGCAACCAGATCCGCTTCACGTCTCTCGACCGCCTTTGGATGTGCGATGCCATCGTCCTCAACGTCTCTGATATGGGCGTTCAATTGCTCCCTCTCCCCGGATTCCCTCTGAGCCTCGACGTGGCATGGAAAGGCCTCTCCGACATCGGGGACGTCACGATCCAGTGGAACGTAGGCGAAAAGAAATATCGCGTCATCCGGTCAGCCGACAATCAGGTCATTCATTCGGAAGAGAAGAAAGCCGATTGTGTGGTCTGGTGTGAGCAGCGTGACCTGAATGTTTTGCCTGAGAAACGAGAGGCCGCGTAATGTCCAGCCGCATCACACTCTACCGAGCCGCCGCACGTCACTGTAAAGAGCGGCGCGTTGTCAGCTTGACGGACAGCGGCAAGGTTCGCCTGATCCTGGATGACATCTGGGACGAGGGCTTTGTGGATGCGGTACTGGAGGCCGGTCAGTGGAACATGGCCATCCGTGCGCTTAAGATCGAATACACCCCGTCTGTAGAGCCTGCTTTCGGCTATGCGCGGGCGTTTGATCGCCCGAGTGACTGGGTGCGGACGGTGGCCATGTCTGCTGACGAATATTTCAACACGCCTCTGAGGGAGTACCTTGATGAAGGGGATTACTTCTATTCAGAGCATGACGAGATTTACATCCAATATGTCAGTAATGACGCGGCATATGGGGGCGACTTGGTCAAGTGGCCGCAGTCACTGCACGAATACGCGGGATTGAAGATGGCTTGCGGCTTGGCGCATGCTCTGGATCTGCCGAACAGCCAAATCGCTAACCTCTACAATCGTGAGATTACGGCATTGAAGGTGGCTAAGTCTCGGGATGCGAGCCGCGATCCGACTAAATTCCCGCCTGGGGGCTCTTGGGTAGGGACGCGCCGGACTGGTGTCGTGAGACAGGATTACCGCGCCGGTCGGGTGTTATAGCCTTGAGGGTCGCCCCATCGCTCCTGGCGTTTAATCGAGGCCTTGTGTCCAGGCTTGCCCTTGGCCGCATTGATCTGTCGCGCATGCAGTTCTCGGCAGAAGAGCAGACAAACTGGATGCCCCGCACCCTCGGGTCTATGATGCTTAGGCCGGGAACCGCTCGCCTGGGCAACACGGCCTCAGATGCGCGGGCGCTATTCTATTCATTCATTAACGATGTTGATGACACTCACGCCCTGGAGTTTACAAGTGCGGCCCTGGGTATCTGGGTGGGCAACACGCCGCTTGTCCGGGCCTCGGTGGATACGGCAATCACAAACGGCGACATGGCGTCTGCTACAGGCTGGACAGATGAGGATGAGACGGGGGCGAGTTCATCCTTTGCGGTTATAGCCGGGTCTCTGACGTTGTTGGGGACAGGCAGCACCCGCGCTATCCGCACACAATCAGTCAGCGTTTCTGCCGCTGATGGCGGCGTCGAGCATGGCTTGCGCGTCTCCGTCACCGCTGGCCCTGTCGTCATCGAGGTCGGCACGACATCGGGCGCCAGCGACCTGCTATCAACCAGCCTGAAGCGCGGTGAACACAGTCTTGCGTTCACGCCTCCCTCGGGGGCTTCAACGGTCTATGTCCGCTTTTCCAGCCGACTGAATTACACTGTCACCGTCACATCATGCGAGGTCGAGGCGTCGGGGGTTGTGGCGCTAACGTCGCCATATCTCGACGCTGACCTTGAAAACATCCGCCTGACGCAAAGCCAGGACGTTTTGTTTGTATCGTGCGTCGGCTATCAGCCCAGGCGGATTGAGCGCAGGACGCCCCGCATGTGGTCTCTGGCCTACTATGAGACGATTGACGGGCCGCTGCGTGACGAAAACACGTCAGGCATCACGATTACGCCGGATGTGCTTAATGGCGACGTGACGTTGACAGCATCGGAGGATCTTTTCACCTCGACGCAGGCGGGCGGCATATGGCGGCTGACGTCGAGCGGGCAGGAATCATCGGTCACTGTCGGCGCTGAAAACCAGTTCACCTCACCCGGCATTCGTGTCACTGGCGTTGCAGATGACCGGAAGTTCACGGTCGTCGCATCAAGCACGGCATCGACAGTCACGCTACAGCGCGCCGTGGGGGTGGATGAGGCCTCGCTCTATGCGGATGTGCAGACAATCGCCTCCGGGGCCACTGTCCAGGTGGATGACGGACTGGACAATCAGATCATCTTCTATCGCGTCGGTGTGAAGACCGGCGACTATACTGACGCTGTCACGGCGACGATCACCTATTCTCGCGGCTCGATAAGCGGGTATGTCCGCATTGGCGATGTGGCCAGCGCTACATCCGCGACGGGGGTGATCCTATCCCCGCTGGGTGGGACGGCTGCTACAGGCCTATGGACAGAGGGCGAGTGGTCCGACTTCCGTGGGTGGCCAGGGGCCACGGCCATGCACGAAGGGCGGCTCTACTTTGCCGGCCTCGGTAAGCTATGGGGCTCTGTTGTGGATGCCTTTGACAGTTTTGACCTGGACTTTGAAGGGGACGGCGGGACAATATCGAAAACGATCCCGCATATCTCTGGGGAGAGCGTGGCGTGGCTTAGTTCGGGCGATCTCCTCCACCTTGGGACATTCGGCGGCATTTATATCCTGAAGACCAACAGTCTGGATGAACCAGTCACGCCAACAAACAGCCGTCTGCGCCGCTTTGAAACGACGGGAGCGCTGCAAGCCGCGCCTGCCATTGATGACGAGAGCGTCTATTATATCTCGATCAACGGGCAGGACATCTACCAAAGCCAGCCAGCGAACACGGCAACAGGACGCTTGGCGGAGCGGATGACGGCGCTGTCTCCCGATATTGGCGGCGTTGGCGGATTCACCAGGATCACGGTTCAAAACCAGCCCGACACTCGGGTCCACTGCGTTCGCGCGGATGGCAAGGTCGCTATTCTCGTCACAGATCCTGCAGAGGATGTGAGGTGCTGGGTCTTGTTTGAGACGGACGGCATCGTAGAGGATGTCATTGTCGGCCCAGGCTCGTATGAGGACGAGGTCTTTTATCTTGTGCGGCGGGTCATAAACGGCGCGACCGTTCGGATCGTGGAGAAGTGGGCGCTAGAACAGGATTGTCAGGGGGAGGCGGATAGTCGTCTGGCTGATAGTCACGTTGTCTACTCTGGCGTGGCGACGAATACCGTGACGGGCGGCTCCCACCTGGAGGGTGAGACTGTCGTAGTTTGGGCTGACGGGACGCAGCGCGATGACGCTGTGGTCTCCTCGGGCTCGGTGGCTGTCTCAGGCGCTGCCGCGACGAATGTATGTTTCGGCCTCGGGTATCAGGCGCGGTTCAAATCAACAAAGCTGGCATATGGCGCTCCAAAAGGTCATACGCCCTTAACGCGGACGGCACGGATTTCACACGTTGGTCTTGTGTTAGCGGACGTTCACGCGCAGGGCATAGAGTTTGGTGACGATTTCGAGCATCTTGAAGGGCTCCCGCCCTCAGAGGGCTATGAGACAATTGATGCCGATGCCATCCACACAGATTACGATTACCGGGGCATCCCTAATGATGGGGGTTGGACGACGGACAAGCGGCTCTGCTTGGTGGCCAATGCTCCAAGGCCGGTGACGGCGTTAGCCGCCGTGGTAGATTTCAATGCCTCATAGTGAAGTCAGATACGCCAAGCCCGAGGATCTGCGCCGGTTCTATGGTGTCCGGCCCAGATCGAATATTCGGGCCATCGCGGTTGAGGCTGATGGCGAGATCATCGGTGTCGGTGGCGTGGAATATCGTGGAGGTCGCCATATCGCCTTCATGGATGTGGCTGATGATGTCGAGACGAAAGATTATCTCAGAGAGTTAGCGGTTGCCCGTAAGATGGCGCGGCACGTTCTCGACAGGCTGTCCGTGCCGGTTCTCGCCGTCAGGGAGACAGGCATCCCTGGGTCAGATAAGTTTCTCGCTAAATCTGGCTTTGTTTTACTGGCCGAAAACGAACATCAGGAGGTTTGGACATGGGTCCAGCTACACTAGCGCTTCTGCCAATGATCGGCACCATCGCCAGCACAGCACTGAGTGTTGTTGGTTCGATCCAGCAAGGGAATGCCGCTGCAGCTGCGGGTAAGAGCGAGCAACAGCAGCGGCAGAAGATTGCCGATGAAGCCCGCGCCAAAGGCCAAAGGGATCAAATAGAAGAGATCCGCCAAGGGGAGTTGGCGCAAAGCCGCGCCCTGGCTGTCGGCGGCAAGTCTTCAATGCTCCTCGATCAGGGCTTTGGACAGGTGATGGCGGATCTGGGCGGCGATGCTGATTACAATGCCAGGGTCGCGTTGGCGGATGCAGAGTTCGGCGCGCAGCAGCAGGAGTTCCAGGGCGCGGTTGCCAGAGCAAAGGGCAAATCAGCCAAGAAGGCATCGTTCCTCAAGGCGGGCGGCGCTCTCCTGAGTGGGGCGACAAGCTTCGCGGGCAAGTATGACACATACCAAAAGGCTAACACTGCGGCGGCGCTTGATGCCTCTAGCGGCGGCATACCAAACCGGGGCGGCATGGGGAACATGGGCGGGAGTTACGCGCCCGCGTCACTCTACTAATACCGAGCCCAGCGCGCGGGCGATAAGGATAGAAACATGGCCAGGATACCTTCAGCCGCTAACGACATCCGCCGCCGCCTTCCTCGGGGCGGGTCTGGCGTTGTTTCCACGGCTGACGCTTCTGCCGGTGTTGGTGTGCAACAGCTAGGCGCGCAGGTCGGCGCGATTGGGAATTACCTTGAAGGCATTCAGAAAGATAAGACGCAGAAGATTGAGCGCGCTTGGGCATCGCGGGCTATATCTGATGCTGACGCTTACTGGGCTGAAGAGTCGATCAAGCGACAGAAGGAAGCCCCTCGCGAGCCGACGAATTACGCTCGCACGATGGCTGACGATTACAGAAAATATGCAGAGAGGGTGTCAGCGAACGCGCCAGAGGATGTGCGCCAACTGGTCCAAGAACGTCTGCTCTCTATGGGTATGTCCATCCATAGGAGCGCGCTGACATTTGAGAACGCTCGCTTCGGGGCGACTGCGAAAGACGACATCTCCGACAGTCTAAACACGAACTCTTCAATGGTCCTGCTGGACCCGGCCAAATATGAGGACGCGCTGGCTAACCACGCTCGGATGATCGCCGCGACTAAAGGTGTGACCGGCGATGTGGCGGCTGCCGAGGCCATGCAGGCCGGTGAGGAGGCACTAAGCCAAGCGCGGGCCGTTAGCCTGCTAGAGAATGGCGCTGCGCCCTCCGACGTGATCGACATGATGCGGGATGGGCAGATTAAGCTGACGGCCAAGGGGACGGCTGCCGTCTTGGCGCTGGCTGAGAGGAAGCAGGCGGTGGCTGATGACGCCGCAATCAGGCGCGCTATATCGGACGGAGACTATGACGCCGCTGACGCTATGGTTTCCGCGTCTGATACGCTGACGCCAGCGGGCAGGCAAAACCATGAGAACAAGATCAGAATTGGCCGGGGGGATGCCGCATATTCTCGGGCGATTAAGCAGATCGGCTCGCCTATGCTGGAGGTGGATGCTGAAGTAGCGGACGCCTTCCTTGTGGCATCGGCTACATATGACCTTGATCCTGAATTATTCCAGACGATCATGCAGATAGAGAGCGCCGGAGGTAAGAGCACTGGCTCCCCGCGCGATGCGGATGGGAATGTTTTGTCTACGGCGGGCGGCTATTTCCAGTGGCTCGATTCTACGGCGAAGCAATACGGCGTTACAAAGGGCGATATCTTATCTGAGACGGTAGGCCTCGCCCGCTTTACTCAAGACAATCGCAAGGCATTAACCGCTGCTCTTGGGCGTGACCCGACGAATGAGGAACTGTGGCTCGCCCATAACCAGGGGGCTGCGGGCGCGGGCAAGCTGTTGAACGCTAGAGAGGAGACGCTGGCCAAGAGCGCGGTCAGCGCAAGGGCGTTAACCAATAACGGCGTGTCGAAAGATGAACTGGCAACGCTAACCGCCAAGGAATTTGTCGAACGAAACAATGACCTGTATGAGCGCCGCCGCAAAGAGGCTCTGAGCAAGAGCGGGGGCGCGGACCCTGACGCGAAGTACATGAGCCAAGCCCAGATAAACAAGCTGGCCAAGGAAAAGCAGGACCACGATGAAGCCGTTGCAATGCAGGGCCGTATTGCCGACATTGCGAGCGGCAAGAAGCCATTCGAGTCCAGGTCTAAAATCGACGTCAAGGCTTTGGATATCATGCAGCAAGGCATGTGGGCGGGCCTCCCGGAGGACGCCACGCTTGCGGATAAGCTGGAAGTGTCCACCGGCATAGCTATCACCGTCCACCGTACCCCAGAAGCGGCTGTGAAGCTTATGAGGGACACTCTGGAGTTGGGGGCAAACCCTGATGATATGATGGCGGCAATCGACGCGGCTCACGCAATGGCGCAGGAAGACATCGGCCTGCCTGCCCGCATGGGTAAAAGCTATGATCTTGCGTTGACGGTGAACCGGCTCATCGGCCAGGGCGCGGTGCAAAGGGAGGCGTTGGAGTTAGGCCGATCCTTGCATACACCGGCGAACGCCGAGCGGGCCGCTGAAGTCACCGAATATCTGGACGGCAAGAATGACGATAAGGTCAGGAACATCGACGCAATGGTCGAGGCTGTCATGGAGGGTGTTGGGCTCCAGCCTGGGACCAATGCCTATATGGGGGCGAGGCAGAGTGTAGAGGACAGCTTACGAGCCCGCGTTGCGCGTTCGACCGGTGGCGAGATGGAAATCAGCCGCGCTGTCGAGAATGCTAAGGAAAACACCATCGACTTAATGAAGCCGCTCTATGGCAAGACCGGCGTTAGTGGCCAGGGTGTTATGAAATATCCGCCCGAGAAAAGTGCCTTTGCGCTGCTGGGCGGTCGCCTCCCTCCAGAGCAGGTTATCGCGTGGATGCAGGAGGATCTTGTCGCGGGCGCGTTCCCTTATGTTGATATCTACGCGAAAATTAAGCAAGAGGACGCCAAGGGCAATGTCATAAAGGTCCGCGACCCTACAGAGAAGGAAATCCGCGAGCGGATTACTGCCGCGATGGAAGGCGTATCGATGCGCGCCGTGATCGACCTGAAGACAGATGATGTGGTCGGTTATCACCTCTTCAAAGACGGGCAGCTGGTGCTTAATTACCGGGACCGGACTGGTCCTGACTTCGATGGGACGGATGGGGTCGCTGCGCCGGGGATATGGAAGCCTGAGTTTAACGGGTCTCCATACCAGAAGCGGCAGCAAGCTGGAGCGGATATGGCTAACGCGGCGACGATAGCTGATGCCCGCAAGGATCGTGTGGCCCAAGCGCAAGCGACAGCGGATGCTATTGCTGCACGGATGCCAATGAATGAAGCCCGTCTGGCCGAGGCTGTGGCGGATGATGAAAGCTTCCTGCGCTGGATCAGCATTCCCGCTGGTTTGGAACCGGGCGCTGACCGTGACGCGATGATCAAGCGCATGGTTGACGCCTACACCGAGAAGCACGGCAAGGCTCCTCCCGCTTTTGATGTCTCGGACGAGACGCCAGAGAGCAAGGGCGTACCGATATATGACCGGAAAGACCAGTTGGCGGCTGACCGCAATACTGCCCAAAGGCACGCGCAATCAGTGAAGCTTGCGGATGGCGAGTATTTCCATGCCACGACGCCAGATGCCACAACGCCAGATGATTTAGAAAAAACAAAATATGGGAGGGTGATCTACAGGAACGCAAAGGGCGAAGCTGAGTCTGAGCTAAGTGTGACGGTTCAAAACCCTTCAACAGGCCTGTGGTACAATATACCGTCGCTCAATTGGGGTAAGATGACGTCGAGGGCAGAGACCGCTGCTCTTTATGGGATACCCAAGATGACGAACGCCAACGATCAGGTGTTGGACATAGAGACGGGTGAGGTGATCCCAGGCTTCACGACGGAGTCCGAAGCAGTAGAAGCTGCGAAGGCGCGCAGTCGCGAACTTAGCGGGGAACTTGGCGGCGGGCAGGGCGTTGACGATCTCGGTGGTGGCGCAGGCGACGATACTCTCGGTACGCGCACAGAAGTGCCTCCTGAGTTGGTGGATATGGCGGATGGCGAGTTCAGCCACGCTATAGACCCGTATCTCAAAAACAACCCACTAGCTAAATTGGCTATGGCGGATATTGAGAAGAACGGCGGCGTATCTAATACCCTATCGACGGGGCCGCTTGGGAAAAAGACGGGTCTTAGAGGTACTTATGATAAAGCAACCGGCAAGATAAAAATTGCGGCTGGCGACTTAGATGTAAATAGGAGTGACTTCCACAAATTCTACGCGGAGATGACCCCGGTCACTGTGGCGCATGAGTTGACTCATAAAGGGCTACACATGCTGCGGCAGGAAGGGCTTCTGAAGGGCTCGGCCATAGAGCGGGTGCTGGACGCAGAACGCAGCTTCAGCGATCACGTCCGGTTCATTAACTACGTTGACGTAATGAATGCCTACAGTCAGGGACATGTAGATCCCACTAACGAAGACCACATAAGGTATCTGAGGACGTTCTACAGCAAGACTGAGATAGCAACAGGCCTTGAAGCGGCGGGTGTTAATGTCAACCGAAAGGGCGATGTCGCGCCTTCTATTTTAGGTAAGAGTAGATACGGCGAATCATCTGACCTGCAGAGGGCCATAAAAGAGTTAGGCACAGTCGTTAAAGCGGCGATGAAAAAGAAAGGTTTCTCCGATGCGGAGATAACGGCGCAGCTGGGCAAGGATAAGCCTTCGATCATATCGCGGATGAAGAGGTGGTTTAAGTAATGGCATTCTACTCAGCTAAGAACATCATCGAGGGCCAAGGTGGCCAAGCGCCCGCGCCGGTTCCAGAGGAGCAGTCTTTTTGGTCTCCCAAGGGATCGTTCTTTAGCGAAGTGCTGCCTGCTGCTTGGGCGACAGAGAACCCTGGCGGCGCTTTGGCGTCGAGCCTTCGCTATCGTGGCGGGGCATCGCAGATCGACCTTGAATATGACCCGTTTGAGGCCAGCCGCATTAGCGGGTACGAGCAATTCGCGGATAGCTTTGTTGGCGTAAACAACGATACAGAACTGACCGCCATGAAGGCGGAATTGGACCGCTACCGTAAGCATCAAAAGACTTTGGATGAGGGCGGATGGATGGGGATGGCAGCCGTTTTGCTGAGTGCGGCGGCTTCTCCGACGATGCTGCTTCCTGGCGGGCAAATCTACCGCGGGCTCAAGGTCGGGCAAGCCGCATGGCGAACAGGCCTTAGCACGGCGGCATGGGGCGGCGCGGGCGCCGCAATCGACGAGGCTATCCTGTACGGCGCGCAGCCCGGTCGTTCTCAGTTAGAGGCGTTGATCGGGACTGCGTCGGGTGCGCTCCTGGGTGGGGCTCTGGGCGCTGGCATCGGCGCGTTTGCATCTCGGTCGGCTCGAAGCCAAGCCAGACTGGCGGCGCTCCCGAACATAGCCCGGACGCAAGAGCATGATGCCGCCGTCAAAGCATTCCAATCAGATTTAATGGAGCAAGCTTCCCGGTCGTCCTCTCTGCCTGAAGACCAGATCGAGGCGAGCATTGAACTTCTGACGCGCCAGTATGAGGCCGCTGTGGTCCGGTCTGGCATGCCGTTCGATGAGTTCCGCGCTGCTTATCCTCTGGAGATCCGGGACGGGCGCATAGTTTCGACTAGCACTGTGAAGTCCGTTGATGAAGGCGGGACGCCGGGGTTCGCGCCATCGTCTCGCGCCGTTGATGATCTGCAGGCCAAGGTCGATGACCTGGAAGCAAAGGCAAAGCCAGACCCTGACGGCGTGACGTACAATCAGGATGGCCGGGTTAAGACTGAGACGCCGGAGTTCCGGGCGTGGTTTGGCGAGGGCAAGTTACTCGACCCTGAGACTGGCGAGCCAAGCACGTTTTATCATGGGACGCCTCGCGACTTCGACGGCTTCGACACATCGGCGGCAACAGAACGGGATGGCGGGTTTTACGGCAAGGGCATTTACCTAACGGACGATGCGGACGAGGCTTTCGATTATTCGCTGAACGATCAGGGCGAAGACGTTGGCAGAGTTATTGAGGCGCATGTCAAAATGGAGAGGCCATTCGAGTTTGATTTGAGCGAGGAAGGCTGGCCTGCTACGCGCGCTCGATTGTCAGAGGCAGGCTTTAAGAGTGCAGACCGGGCTGACAACCGGCACTCGTACAATCTTATCAGTTCAGAATCGGATCGCTTCTCTGCGTGGGCCAAAGAGAACGGTTTTGACGGTGTTGTGGTGCGAACCGACAGGGGAATATCAGAGGTCGTCGCCTTCGACCCGACTCAGATCAAGTCCGTCAATAACCGAGGCACCTACGACCCCAGCGACCCGCGCATACTGTATCAGGGGGCCACAGAGAGCCCCTTGTCGAAGGCACGGGAGATGGCGGCAACCAAGGTGTACCCAACAGGCCGAGAGTTCAAGGTCAGCCTTCAGGAAGCGGCGCTGGCGGCGCAGCGAGAGGAAGGCATTGACCTCTCCGATCTAACGCCAGAAAACATCCGACGCCTTGCTGATATGCTCAAAAGTGACGCCATTGAAGCACTGCAAGATAACGTCAACGCCATTGGCTGGTATGACCGGACTGTGACGGCGGCGCTGGAATCTGTTGCCGAGCTTTACCCAGAGGTGGCGACGAACCTTGTCAATAAGCTTCAATTCATATGGGCGTTGGCCGTCACGTCCAACGGACTAAAGGTTGACAAAAACTTCGAGATTGCGGGCAAAGCTTACGAGGCGCTACAGACCACGGGGTCTTTCCCTACAAATGCGGGGATTGGCGATGCCGCGTCTGCTATCAATTCGGGCCTCGGCATGTACCACAAGATGCTTGCGCGGTTTGATGGTGATCACGCCAAGTTAGTCGATTTCATGAACAAGAAAACCACGGTTCGGGAGATCGAGGCTGAGTACGATGTTAAAATTAGCGGCGAAGGCAAGGATACACTGGTTCGTGGGGCGTCTATTCTAGGGCCGAAGATAGGTAACGGGTTCTTTTCAAACCTATACGGAAATTTTGATGAGTTAACGATGGACCGCTGGCTTATGCGGACGGTCGGGCGCTGGCGCGGTACACTCATCAAGCGCAATGCGGCGATGGAGGCGAAGAAGCGGGCGCAAATCACCGCACTTTTTTCAGTGGCCTCGCCCGATGAATTACGCCAAATGCGCGCCTTATACAAAGGCACTGGTGCGCGTATCGCGACACGCATGACAAAGGCCGAGATTGATGTCTTGGCGGCGGTTACGAAAAAAGCTTCAATGGACCCTGCGTGGCGGGAGCGGCTGAATGCTGTTGATGGCGGCGCTCTACTGAGGAAGGCGGCTAATGGCCTTTATGGATACCTCGACGGGCAGGTAGAGGCACCGTCTGGACCCAGGGAGCGGACATTCATTAGGGCGGTCTTTACGAAAGCCCTCGGTGAACTCAACGACAGCCCAGAGATGCGTCAATTAAGCAACGCAAAACTTACCATGAGCGACCTTCAGGCCTTATTGTGGTATCCAGAAAAGCGACTATATGATAGTGCTAAGGGCAACGCAGAGGGAGCGCGAGGTTATGCGGACGACGACGCACCAGACTACGCCAACGCCGCCAGAAAATACGTCAACAATCGACTGGGACGAAGCGGAACGCCTGGACGACCTGGAGAACCCGACACGCTCGGAGGAACAGGACGAGTTCGAGATGGAAAACTGGCTGAAGGCCAGGAAGGCCCGCTAACTCTTAATCAAGGAGAAGTCGATGGCGTATTCGGACCCGAACGCGGACCTGGACGAGGAGGACGATCCCCAGGGCCGGGGGGAGGCGCGGCGGAACTATATGCTGCTGCGCCGCCGACGCGGGCCGAGCCCCTCCCAAGCGCGACCAAAATCGGAGGCAAGCCCTTCGGCCCCATCATCGGCCTCGTCGATGCCGCAGAGCGATACGCCGCCAAACACGGCATCGAACTCCGGCGACAAGGCGAATTTGTAAGCATAGACGAGGCTCGCTCACGGCGGATAGCTGATGCTTATGACGCCATGCCGCATGCTCCGGGCGACCCTCGGGTGCAGGCGTCATACCGGGCGATGATCAATCAGGTCGATGATCAATACCAACAACTGATCGACGACGGCTACGAGTTCTACCTGATGGACCCGGCCAGCGACCCGTACAACGGCAACCCTTGGGAAGCCATGCGGGATCTTCGCGACAACAAGCGGATG